CCATACCATTTTGACGTTCGACTTCGTACATCGCTTCAGAAATCTGATCCCACTCGAAGGCACCAGACAAGTCAGTGTTATTTATCTCAGGATGGCCATACAAACCTTGCGGCTGTGTTCCACCAGTGCCTTCTAGGAAAGCAAGGTCTTCAGCAAGAGCCAAAGCATCAGCTAGTTCTTGCTTAATCAAAACGTCAACACCAACAGAAGCATCAGCAATCAATTCACGTGAGCACTCATACTTGCAAACAGCCTTCTTCAAGACCAACATCACCTTACCAAATGCAAGTGCAGTATCTTCAGCTATTGTGGTATTTTCTCCGCCCCAAGTAACAGTCGGACCCGTATCAACACGACCCATATCCATAGCGTTACTCGTCATCGGAATGACACGAACACCAGGCATATTACGCACAACAGTTTGAGACTTTAGAAGCTCAATCAGCTCAGTAGAAATCTGAGTAGGCACCAAAAATCCGCCTTCAGTACCAAATCTTTCATTCATCGACTTACTGATGGCAAGTTCCTCTTGAGCATCCGTCCAATTCTTCCAAAGATTACCACGAAGCCACTTGCTAAAGCAAATGTTCTCCTTTGTAATCTTAACATCTTGCGTACCGTTATCAGGCAATTCCCCATGAGTTTGTCGCACACCGCGAGTAGTCATAGACTCTCCCTTGGCTTTTGCAGCCTTGACGATACGCTGTTTTATCCTCTTATTAAGGTCCATTTTATGACCTCCTATTTTAATTCTTACTCATTACTAGTTAAAGCAGCCTCGACGCTTTCAGTAACCAACTGCTCTAACTCATTAGCAGTTAAGGTTACCTCTTCATTGCCTGACTCTTGCTTATCTTGCTCTTCTTTCGCAGCAGCAAACTGTTCTTTCACAGTTTCTGTAATTGTGGGTTTAAGAAGTTCTGCCACCTCAGCAGCAACTTTAGCTGTATCAAACCCCGTTTCACTAGCTGAAGTTTCCGTTTTGTTTTCCTCTTTCTGTTCTACTTTTTCATCCTTTTCTTCTGCCATTTTTTCCTCTCCTTTATCAATTTCTGTTTTGTCTTCATTATCGACAACAACATCCTTACTTACTGCTGAAATAGTCACAAGCGATTTCAACGATTCCATAACTTCAGGTGGAAAAGCATCTTGATATTCTCTTAACACCCTAATGTTCTTGGCAATCTCATCACCTGCTAATTCATTTATCTGTAAATCGTCATCAGCCCCTACAAATTGCTTTATTACTTCTAAATTCTCAGTAGATTTTGCTTTTGCTAATCTGTAAGATCGTGTTGACTTGAATCCTTTGCTTTCGCCCTTGCTTTCGACAGTATAATTACAAACCACCTGACCAACTGCTCCTTCTGGTCTATCTGGTTGTTTGTAAAAACCAAAGAAGAACTCTGTGAGATTAGAAACAGCCTTACCATTTATCGTAACTGATGTGCCCTTCTCGGAACCATCAGAGACTATAGTTATGGAAGTGTTGCCTTTTTCTAGCGTGAACTCTTCAGAGACTTCATCATTTTTGATAAAGAAAAACTTTCGCAGGTTTGCCGGCTGATCAACAAAGGAGGTTTCTTCAACTTCTGTGTCCTCCAGGTATCGCTTCAATTTCATTGATTTTTTCTTTGCTCTACCAGTATAATGTACATGAGCAATGTCTTTATCTGGCCTGATATAGACATTCTCTCTATTAGACAAGTCGTGATTTTTCAGATAAATAAATGGAAAAAATAAAAAAAAGATATTAGAGTGTTAAATAAACAAATAAATAAACAAATAAATAAACAAATATTGGAGAAAACTATGAAACCAGAAGATGAAAGAGCATATGAGATATTCTTTGTTGTATATGTTGTCGTCGTAATAATCATATTGTGTTGTTATGGTTGATAAGCAGAGAGAAGCAAGATATCACTTGGAACGTGCCTTGACCCATATCAACAACAGCACTGTTGAGCTAAACTTTGCTGGGCATGAGATATCTGGAATCAAGCTTGAGGCAATCTCCAAAATGCTTAGGCATCGGGTTGTCTTGGTGGACAGGCTCAAGGCTGTATTGATTGAGATTATTGACGAAATAACTGAAGAATCAGGCTAAAAAAGCAGGATATTCTAGGTTTTTGGTGCTTTGTAGACTACCTAAACCTATACAAAAGCTATACTTAGGAAATATCTAAAAAATATTACATTTTTTCTTATTTTTATCTTGACTACAAGCCGATAAAGGTTATAATGAAGATAGAAATGAGGCAGAAAACAATGACAACCACTAACAGAAAGGACAGCAAAATGGATGACACACTGAGAACTAACGAGCAGTTCCGCCAAATGGTCAGAGAGGCAAAAGAGGTTCGTGTCAATTGTGTCTTTGATCCGGACGAATATACCGAAGTTCATGTTTCCAAGAAAGCTATCTTGGAAGCTACAAGGAACCATAGTGAAATGTGGGCTTTTACAACTGAAGACGGAATACTGATAGTGATGTCGCCTTTGAGCAGCAAATGAGCACAACAGAAAGGAAGCAACCATGGCTAAGAAGACAGCACAAAAACCGGAAGTACACTACAACCTGCTGGAAGAAACCGCCTGCAACGAATGGACAGTATTCGTAGGCAACTGTTCGTTTGTCTGCTACACGCTTGAACAGGCTGAGTTGGTTTATGATGCGATTGAAGGAACAATCATACGTATCAAGTAAGCAGCAAAGTCGAAACTGGCCTTCGGGCCAGTCTAGCAGCTTGGCAACTGCTACTGATGAGACAGCCAAGAACAAATAACAGAAAGGAAGCAAAAATGAAACTGAGTACAATTGACTATTTGAACTGGGGAAATCAACACATCAAAGACCAAATGAGGTGGGTATCATTACCTCATGGAAAGAACAATGTTGTTTTCTCTGATGATGAATTGTCTGCCTATAAAGCAGGTATGCAAGAGGGATTTAGTGCTGCACGTGCTATTCTTGTGCTTCAAGGTTATATTGAGACAAAACCAGGAAAAGGCACAGTTTATGCTGACTAACGAAACTACTAACAGAAAGGACAGAGCAATGTCAAGTAAAGACACTATCAAAGCACGTGAAGCAATTTTACGCCTAGCGGGTGAGGATCAAGATGGTATGATTACAGCCAGCGATGCTGATTTTGTTATAGCCTATTCTCCTGACTGGATCAAAAGGGCTGTAGCCGGAGGCATCGACAGCCAATGTGGTAATCTGCACGCAGTATGTGTGTGGAAAGAGCTAAGAAAAACAGCCGATGTAATCAAAGCTATCAACATCGCTGCTGCGGAAAGGCAAGCATTATGACATCAATCAACATACTAGCATTATCAATCGTCTGTATGGGCTTGTTTTCCATAGCCTATGCTCTGTGGTCTTGGAATCATGGCAACTGAAAGGAAAGAATAATGGAAAAGCAAACAGTTAAGCACACACCAGGACCGTGGGTTGCTGGGGCAAGTTTCAAAAACTGTTATCAACGCATTGAAGGGTCTTACTGTGAAAATATCGGAAACGTCTGTGTTAAAAATCGGGTAAATGGAGTGATCGGATCGAAGGAGCGTTTGCAATGTACTTGGGAATGTACCAAAGAAGGGGAAGCCAACGTTCACCTCATCAAGTCTGCACCTGACTTGCTGAAAGCTTGTAAAGTAGCTAGAAGGTTTTGTGTGCGTGCTAATAGTGATGTACTGGCAATACTAGATAAAGCAATCGCCAAGGCGGAAGGAAACCACTAACAGAAAGGAAAGAATAATGGAACTCAAAGACCTAAAATGTCCAAATTGTGAATCAAGTAGCATCATTTACCAAGATATGCTTAAGGGGTATTGCAGACTACCTAATAAAATCATTCAACAGAGTCACAAGTCGTGGAGAGTTTCATGTGGTAATTGCCTCAAGGAACTTCCAAAAGAATTCCAAGATTATGTAGAAGACAATCTGTTTCGTATACAAGACCTTGAAAAGTCAGCCAAAACAAGAGCATTGTATCAAGCTGCACCTGATTTGCTAAAAGCACTTAAAACAATGCAAGAAGCATTTGATACTTTCACTGATTTTTACCATAAAGCCTATGGTGAAATTGATATGCTTAACCGTGAACCATGTAAAAGTGCTAGCAAAGTAGCTAGTGAAGCAATCGCTAAAGCAGAAGGTAAATCCTAATCATCATCATACATTCGATGAATGATTGTTTCTGCTGACCATGATCTACTCATTCTAGGTGACTTTACCAAACCTATTTCACCTACAACAATCGCATGTCCCCATTGATGTGTTCTTCTTCGATGCATCCATTCTGGTTTTAACGTCCTCAAACATCCTGCGTTGGCATACCAATAAGGCAAGGGCACACTCTTTGTGCGTGTGGCCTGCATCACCTCTACCGGCTTGTGTGTATGTCCTCCTACATACAATCCATAAGGTACTCCAAGCAAGATAGATTGAAACTCATCTGCTGATTGGTTGTATTCATAACCATGAGCAAAAGTCACTTGTCCTAGACGCCACGCCCCGCGTCTTCGACAATAGACATATTCAGCAGGAAGCTCCCAGTAGTCTAGCTCATCCTCATGGTCAAAGTAATTACAAAGATTTCTCAATTTAGGATCAATCCGGTTTATTGCTTGCAGGTTATCCTCATGGTTGCCTGGAAGGAATATCCTGCGTGAATTGATAGATGCTTTCCTGATACGTTTCAGTAGCTTGTTGTGTGACTCAAACTCCTCTGACAATGGCCAATCATACTCATTAGGCCAGCGAGAGGCTGAGTTGGCTTCATGGCCATCGCCTAAGTGAATGATTATGTCACTTTTTCTCCTGCTAATATTGGTTAGTAAAAAGTCTATTGCACTATCGTCCTGACATGGACAGTGTGTGCAGCTAAACGCTAAAAATGTTTTTACTTCCATGAAATGCTCTCCTAATTATGTTCACAAGCCTTCATGTGTTTGTCTAAGCTTTTTTGATATTTGTTTGTATGTGCACATCCTAGATAAGGACAATGTTTGGTAGTGAATATTTTTCGTTTGTTGCTTTCACCTATTTTTTTCCTAGTCTCCTCAGTAACTTTATGTCCTTTCAAGTTTCGACTTACAGTCTTACTTATTTTTTCCTTAGTTTCTTCAGTCTGTTTATTTCCTTTATGGCTCTGGCTTCTTCTCTTTCGTTTTTTCTTTACTTTAGCTATTCTGATTTTCCATTGCTTCATACCAAAACATTCTTGATAATACTTAGGATGTTCCTCAGCTATGTGATCATCTATGTAAGCTTGATATCTGTTTGTGTATGTACATCCTAAATAAGGACAAGGCTTAATAGTGTAAATCTGTCCATTCTTACTTTCACTTATTTTGTTTTTTTGTTCCTTACTCATAGGATTTTCAGCAGCTTGCTTCTTCCGAATCTGTCTCATCAGTTCCTTAGACTCTTTAGTATGTTGTCTTCCTGTACTACATTCTCTCATTTTTTCCTTAGTTTCGTTGGTATGTTTTCCACCAACAAAACCGTCACCACCATTTGTCAAATTACGTCCTTTCTCTTTTGTGTCCAGTTCCTTAATCCAATATATCTCTCTTTCATCAAGATCATCAGTAGGACACAACTCTATTAGATACAACCTACAACTCTCCATACCATACTTCCTCATAGCAGCATGTATTCTAGAACGCTTGCCAACAAGAGGTTTATTTGGATCAGAATATCTAATGTGGTCCCTCCAACGACTTTTAATACTCACTCCTCTCCCTACATAACATATCCTGCACTCACTGTTCACCTCTATACCATAGATACCAGAAACACCTTTGTAATCATCTATAACATCATCAATACGCTTAAAGTTTTCAATTGTGTTTTTCATAAAGTGTATTCTCTAATCTCTTATTCTACCCCACTGTTCTTGCGTGAGCTTTACCAGCCATACTGTATCCTGTAATCTCTCCGTCTTTTATTGCCTGCCAAATGTTTTCATCTAAGATTTTGCAAGTCATGTACCAGGAACCCGCAGGAATCATTTCTCCACCTTTAGGCGTGTCAATTTCTGGCTGAAATGATTCTACTACATAAGCATTGACACGACTACCAGAGTGCATAAACTTTAACACAGACCCCGCAGCAGCAAAACTCTCAATCGCTTTCCAAATTTCACTCGCCGATTCTATGGCGTCCCCCTGAGCGTCCACTTTCATAATTTCATACACTATCCCCCCCACCAGGTGCTGCTCTTCACTCTTAACAAAGCCTGTCTTATCCTTCTTTACCTTTGCTGGTTCATTCACAGCCTTATACTTATGCTCTTTCAGCCAAGCATTGGCTTCATCCACTGTAAACTCGCTTGCATCAAACCGTATAGAAGCCAGCTTAGTCTTACCGGCCTTAATGCCCCATATCGCATGTATTCCGGAACCAAACTTATCATTCTGCCTTCTGAAGTCATCAAACTGAGCAGGTGAAAGTTGCCTTGCTGTATGCTCCTTAATAAAAGGTTTGCTTATATCAGTAAACTCAATTTCAACCTCATCTTCTGTACTCACACTTTCTTGGTGTTCTTGATTCGGTTCTGGTATTTCTCTCTTGAACTTTGATACATCAAATACATCAATAGCAGTATTCCTAGGCACTAAGACAAGATCATACAATGGAATGACAGGAGCCTCTAAATTGGATAGATTATTAGACACACACACTGACAATCCTGTGTCATTAAGGACTTGTTCAGCCATTCTCTTTTCAATATGGTGAGGAATATCATCGTTACCAAACTCATCTGCATCTATGAATATATCTACAATATCTGCCTTCTTAGGATTCTTGACAAACTCACCTGTCAGCAGAACAACAGAATCTCTTACTGTAAGTATAGGCAAACCACCAACATCAATGCCACGCATCCTATGCTTCATTAGCCTGATATCCAAATCCGTCTTGGCAAACTTCAGCTTCCTCTTTTGTATCTCATCAAACAACAAGCTATAGATATCCAAGAACTTGTCTCTCTGTATTGGATCGAATACACCAACGCTATTCTTCTCAATTTGCTCTCGCCAGTTTTCAGTAGCATTAAACAACTGATTTGCTCTACTTCTAATGTCGCTAATATCCGTAGTTGACAGCGTGTGTATGTTGCTTTCGTTCACATCTTCGATTCTCATTTTGTTCTTACCTCCTATACCTTTTGGTTAGATAGTTTTTCTCTTGCTTCTTCTACACCTTTTCTTACATGTTTACTGATAGAGGAACTTGATAAACCTTCTATGCTAGCTATAGCTGGTTGGCTATATTCTTCTAAATAGAACATTTCAACATGCTTCCTATAATTAGGACGAACGCCAGACAAGGCAAACTCTACTGAATCTCTTGCTTCAATTTCATCCATCCATTGATGAGAATAAGAGCAATCTACATTAGCTCCTACTAAATCAGTATGTGCTTCTTCTCTCGGTGCATCCTTCTTGTGAAGAAGTCCATATTCCCATAGGTATCTTTTAGCTTGAAACACTCCATATTTATTGACAAAAGCAGCCCACCAAACACCTTTTTCTGGCTTGTAGTAATAGTTACACCTAGCTATAGCAAAGTTGCAAATCGATAATACCTCATCAAGATCACGCTTCAGGAATGGATAAAGCTTGATTATCTTCTTGCAGACAGACTTAGCAAAGTTCTCAAAATCACAAGGTATGAACATATCTTTATCTGGCATTAGCTCTTAGTTTCCTCCTTTGTTCTATTATACACGACTGTGTTATTCTTTCTTTATGCTTTCTATTACAGGCACCCAGCAACATCTGCAATTCCCACACCAAGCTACCTTCCCATTTCGTCTTGCCATCAGAGTATGATATTTTTCTAACTCAACACAATATACCATATCGTCATAATCAACCCAATCTATTCTTACTCCTGTATTTTTATCACATATACATGTTTGTGAATAACATTCTCGTACAATCCAAATATCGTGATTGATTTTATAAGTACCATTACGAAACTTTACCTCTTTGCCTTTGCTATTCTGAAGATAGTACGAAGGTCGTCTACCAACCTTAATTAACAATTCTCCTAAATCATCAGCCATTCTTTTTGAGCTTGTTGTGTATACAATCTCATTTCTGAACTTTCCATTCTTATATAGTTTTGCCTTTCGTTCACTCCCATCACCTTTGGCATAAGCATCAAGAAAGAATCTAATATACTTCTTGCTCATTTGCTTGATTTCTTGCGGAACATGCTTCACAAATGATTTTCCAAACTGTCTTAAATACTCATGTAACAAATCATTCTTGAATGTTATAGCTTCCTTTGACTGCCATACTTTCCCATCAGTAACTAGCAACTTTGCTATCTCAACAATTCTATCATATTTGCTTCTGTTCTTGCTTTTGCTTTGTGCTATTACTATCCTTCCTCGTACTAAACAACCCTCACTTAACCACCACCCCATAAACTCTGCAAACAACTCAGCAGGATAATAAACACCTTCTATCTCTACATTTTCATTTTCATTACCCCTCCACTCCGAACTCCTATAGAATTGTGTCTCAAAAATAATATCTTTGGCCTCAATAAACTCCCATTGTCTTTCTTTGGTCCATGGCCTTGTTCGTCGTTTTGCAAACATCTCATGCTCAGGTGTTACCAAAAGATCAAAGTTGCGACTATGAAAATGTATCATCTTGTTTTGTTCATGTGATATGCTATTTATTACTGGTACGTATTCCAAGTCGAACGTTTCTGGATTCAGACTTAAACATCTGTCTTCTATTTTAATATCAGATACAGCAGTAAAACCTCTTTCAGTATAGAGTTCAGTGTCCTTTGCGAAAGAGTTCGGATGCACTGGTATCATACCTTCTACCTTTGCTAATACATAAACATTACCGTCATAGCCTGAACAAACTTCACAAGCATCTCCACTAGCCTCAAACCTTACCTTCCCCATCTCAGCCTCCTTATACCCTGCCAACGTCCCTGCTGATACTGCTCTAGCTGTTTCAGTCCTAGCTATCATTTCCATTCGATAGTTACGATATCTCCTGGCCTTTGTAGCTACTTTCCTGTTTATGACTTTCTGCTTTGCTGCTGTGAGCTTCTTGCCATCCTTCACTGCTGCATCAAGAAGTTTGGATTGAAAGTTGCCAAGAGCCTTTGTCTGTGGTGCATTAAGACCTATTAGCGGATTGCCTTTAGCATCATTCAAAGCTCTTATCCGTCTGCCTATATCATATATTGAATTGCCTTCTTTTACTCCATCTGAGATTATACCTCGCAATGTGGCTTTGATTTCATTTGTGACATTTGTTACAAGTTTATTAGTATGTTTAGCTGCCCACTTGACAGCTTTTGTATTCACTACATCGAATGCTGTGCTTATCCTGGCAATCTGGCCTGCCTGGCCCATTGCTTCTCCAAAGATTCTCATAGTGGAATTACCTAATCTCTTATCACCTACTGTCTTTATACAATTCCAATCGACAATCTTAGCTACTAGGTTAGTGAAAAGTCCAGCCTTTTCAATATCCTCAAAGTATCTATCAATCCTAATCTCCAGCAATTGCTTTTCTACCTCTGTTTTAGGTAGATACTCAAACTTCTTTACAGTGGTTAAGACAGGCTTCCTGCCTCTTATCATCTGCTGTTCGACACCATACATCACAGCATCTTCAATCAGCTTGAACCACCAAGAAACAGAACGATACATAGGCATGAGATTCTTACGATATATCTTCAGTAGTTTTTGGCTATTGGCAGATATCTTCTTCTTGTGGAAGTGAATTCCTAGCTCTTTACAGACATGCTCATAAGGAATAGTAGGTTCATTCAGCTTTAGGACTTCTAAGGCCCCCTTTATATCTGCTTCATCTTCTTGGTGGTTTGATATCATCAATCAGTTTTTTCATTCAGAAGGTTTTTCAGTAACAGTCTTTGGTTTTGTTACTAGCTTAGGCTTTATACCTTTTCCTCTAACAGGAGTAGCACATCGTGGAATTGCTGCTTTCCTAAACTCTATCAAATCAAACAAAGCGGCCTTAATATCATCTATGTCTATCAATTATGGTTTGTCCGTTAGCCAAGGTGATCGCCACAATCCATGTGTTAGTAAGTTGAGAAGTATCCTACGATTCTTCCACCTGTTTTGTGTATCAGTAAACCATCTACACCAGTACCAAAAGAATCGCCACTTGCCTCGTTTGCTTAATTTAATTGGGATCATTCCTTTTCCTTTATTGGAGGATACAATACCTCAGCAAGCCATGTTGGTATAGGACATTTCTCTTCTACTCTTATCCAACCTGTGCCTTGGCAAGTGTCACATGGTTTGTCTATAGAGTGCGTTTGATCCTTATCGGCTCCTTTGCATAATGGACATCTCTCTATGTGTGTCATATTAGGTTCACCATTACAGTTTTAGCATTTCCTTAATCACTCTCTCAGACATTTCAATTTCCAATTTTACAGCAAGTTTTTGCATTGCCTTTTTTACCTTACCTATTTTTTCAATCTTAGCTGCTTTGCTCAACAAAGCGTCCTTCACAAGGTATTTTACTTCAATCATTGTATGTTGACACAATTCATCAAGTTTGGCTTCATCAATACTCATCTCTCATATCCTTTCATTTCGCAAATAGACTGTATCACATCGGAATACGGATAGTTCACCATGTTCTTATCTAACAAAAACCAGAGATCGTAACAGTAATCCTCTAGCAAATGCTTTGTCAACTTGTCTATACAATCATCACAGACACAGGCAAATTGATGGCCTGCCGCAACTATTCCTTCTTCACCAACATCAAGCTTTTTCCTACAATGTAGACAATGACCAGTATCCAATCTCTCTATCAACTCTTAGCTCCTTTTCATTAATGCTTCTTGTACCGAATTAATCACTTCTCGCCAATCATAATCTTCACCTGTTTTATCTAACTTCTCTATCTGTATATCCTGTTCACGGCGAAAAGCTAGCTCTAATAAACTGCGTATAAACACATCATAAAGCTTCTCGTCAAGCATGTAGATACTGGATTTACCATCTGAGAAACAGCCTATAGGCACAGTAGGATCAGCACGAACAGTAGCTATCATACGTTTTATCAATGTTGTAAACTCTAATTCAGCATGTAGCTTTGCTACATAAGGCCAATCATACGTTCTTTCACCCTTGCCCATGTGCTTAGCTTCTCGTCTAGGTTCCTGGACTTCTTTATAAACTGTTTTCATTTATCTTACCTTATGTGAAACATGATACAAATCTAAATATGCTGCATGAACTCTCTCAGCCTCTTTGGCCATTGTGATTTCAGCATCATTAGATGGTCTTTGGCCATAAGTTTTAGCTGTCCTATAGATATTATACTGCTCACAAGCATCAGTCAGTTCTTGTTTTTGTTGAGCTGATTCTTCAGATGTGGCTTGAGTAAAATATGTACCTGACCACAATCCTGTATATCTCCAAGTCTCATCAAAACTTAGATTATTAGGTGAAAGTATCTCAATTACAGGTTGTGTGCAATCACATTCAGAATCACCACAATGCTACATAGAAGCAATTGTTGTATAATCTTTCATTCCTAAACACCTATCCTTAATCTATTATACTCTCTGCTGTGATAAAACTTCTTCTCCAGTAAACAATGTTTGTTTTGTGACACGCATTCGAGCACGTGCTTTGCAACAAAAATCATGGTTAATCTCAATACCAATGTAATGACGGCCTGCGTTGGACGATGCCAAACAAGTTGTCCCGCTACCAGCAAAGCAATCAAGTACCAATGCTCCCTCGTGGCTACTAGCTTTGATGATATGCTGCATCATCACTAGTGGCTTCTCGCAAGGGTGCTTGCCTGGATAGTGTGATACTGTCGGGAAGGTCCACACATCTGTGTAAGGCATATCAGTAGTTACATTAAAAGGACGCCGAAGGTCTTCGTATTCTCGTCGAAGGTCTTCGTATTCACGTCGAAGGTCTTCGTATTCTCGTCGAAGGTCTTCGTATTCGCGGCGGAGGTAGTCGCCGCCAGCAGCATTGAATAGTTTTCGCAACGCGACGTAATGTTCTGCTGTTGGTAAGCACCACTGTGATCGACCAAAGTAATGCGACGCCATCCCACCCGCAGACTTGTCTATTCCTGCCCTGTCACGCTCATTTGCCAAATATGCCCGCAGCGGCTCAAACACGAACCCTCGCAATTCGTCACACTTGGCCCCATAGCCAGCCTCGCCTTTGGCAATGTTGTCGGCTCCGTAATGCTCGGCGAAGATGATAGCTTCCCACGGATTAAGAAACTTTCTCAGTTCTTCTTTGCGGGTCTTGTTATGCCAACCAGCAGTCTTGACCCATCGTATAGAATTAAGAACATTAAAAAACTTGCTAATTGCAACCTCAACATTAGCCACCATCTGTGGCGAAGCAAAGCAATAAAGTGACCCGTTGGGTTTCAGAATACGTAGCCACTGCTCACACAACAAGCCAATCCATGTGATAAACGCCTTTGGCTTGTCCCATTGACGATCCCACGCCTCGTTCTTGACCTTGAAATACGGCGGGTCTGTAGCTATCAGGTCGACGCACGAATCCGGCATCCCCCTCATCACTTCCAAGCAGTCGCCTTCGATGATCGTATCGATCAGCGACGATATGTCAGTTACACAACCCATTTAATTATTGATTCCTTTGTTTCTATTATACTCGTTGCTGTGCTAAAACTTCTTCCAAGATTTCAGCCTTTGCCTTCTTGACCTCATCCTTGATCAGAGTATTCATGTTCTCACCAATATCATTTACAGCATTAAGCAACTCATCCTCTCGCTTCTCAAGTGTTTCCTCAAGTACTTCCGGCTTTCCTTCTGGTTCTTCTTCCACAGGTTCCACATAATCATCACCGGCAATAGGCACCAAGAACTTTTCAACATAATAAATATCACCGCCATCATAAGCATCTAGTCCAAGCTCACCTCTGCCTTCATTAGGTGTTTTCAATCCATGTTTAATCTGTGTGGTTATACGTGTTGTTTGTCGGTCCTGATCTTCTGAAAGAATAGTTGTAGTATCAAACCTTAGCTGATGTTCTCTAGGATTCAAACCAAACATAGGAAGCAAGTAAAGTGACAAAGTTCCTGATATCTTTTTCAGCTTAGGTACTATTGTATCTCGATGGAATGAATCTTCCTGTAATCTGTAATTATCATACTTAGCTTGATCAAGAATACCTACTTTGATAGGAGGAACGCCCATAGTAGAAAGTATAGTAGTTCTGTTGTTTTTATGTCCTGATTCCCACTCCAAGTCTTTTGGATTTGAGGATATAGGATCGTATTTCAAGTTGTTAGTCAAGACAAGTGTTTTATGTCCTCCACCTTGTACCTTAGCTAGTATCTGCTCTTTTACGTTTTTTAGACTTGCAGCAGTTAATGACTGATCGGTTGTAAATACACCATCAAGCACCGTACCGCCAGCAAAAAAGGCTTTATTCCAATCCATCATGTTAAAATCAAGCTGTATGTCATTACGTGAAGCCAGCAAAGAACCTTGGCCTCTCCAATCCTTTAATGGATGTGTATATCTAAATGGTATTATCTGTTCTCTCTTAAATATCTTCTTCTTTGCATAGCTACGTGTTTGGAATATCCAACTAGCTATACCTTTACCTTCTTTGTCTGGTACTGGTGTCATTCTGGAAGGCATGATGTTCCATAATTCTATCGGCTGAGAAACTACCCCTTTCTTCTCATAAACAACCTCCCAGTATCCTTCGCCGCAAGTTTCTAGGTAGATAATCAAAGATTCAAGATGGTCCTCTTTGGTTTTCTGGTCATTTGGAAAATTGAGTAGGTCTAATACAGGATGGTCCAGCATTTCTTCATCCTCATCCTGCTTGGTTTTTGACAGTTTATAAAGCTGGAAAGGCAATGCTGATATGGTAGAAGCTATGGCAAAAGCCCCTGCATATACCCAAGCATGTGTAGAATAAAGCTCTATCCACTTTTGTATGTCCTCATCTGATGTCTGTTCAGAAAATCTACCTAATATCGACTCAGCTACAATGGCAGCAGCCTCAGATGATTTTGATATGATTTCTCTGTTTTTCATTTGTGTCCTAACTATCTCTTCATCATTCACTTGTTATAACCTCCTTCAACCTGGTAGTAACCTTCATATAAACTCGTCTTTCCTATAAGGAAAGTCGAGAAGAACTACATCAAAACTGGGGTAAAAACTAAAAATGTTCGTACTTTTCTCGCATTTCTGCTATTATTGCAGGATCAATAGCATTATGATCTACTATATCTTCATAAAAATCAAAAGCATCCAGACTTGTCATTTTCTCTTGGTGAATAGTTCGTAACTCATCTGCAATCATGTATATTGTCTTAAGTCTGATATACTTCTTCACTTGATTCTTATCATAGGTTTGTGAATCAACCTTGCAGATAGTCTTCCACAAAGACATCTTTGCTATCTGTAGAAAGTCGTCGAAGTCAAGAAGTGGTTTCAAAGATTGTTTGTGATTCCCCCAAAACCTATATGCTAGATTAGCAGCTAATGCTTCATAGTCTTCATACATCTTTTCAGCAGATACTTTTTCTTTATCCTCCATACAGTTCTACCTCCTAACTACTCTTCTTCAATAAACTCTCCTTTCAATTAGAGTCAACTGATATTACGTTCTAAGCGATTATCTTTTTTTGTAGTGTCTGTAGTTGTATTCTTGCTGTTGTACTGCCTAGAGCTAACCTGTATCGCCTCAGAAGCATCCTAGGCCTCTTGTGCCACATCATCAAGCAAATTATTCGCTAGTGCTTTGTCTTCACTTTTCATTCTCACTCTTTCTCAAACTGCGTTGTAGCTATAGCAATTAGTAGTTCTACATGCTTCTTGTCTTGAATCAAATCTCGCAAATGCTTATCATGCTCATAATCCTCTAATACTCTTTTTACTACTTGCTTAGCTTTTTCGTGATTAGTCATCTTGCTGCCCCTCTATTATAGCTTCAAGCCTCTCTATCTCATCATTCAGCTCTGCTATCCTTAGCAAACAACGTTCCATCGTTTTCTCCCAATCTATCACTACCTCTGCTTTCCTGTCAAAAACACCCGTCTCCTTGCTCCAACTATGTTCTATCTTTCCAGTTGCTTTCCAAAACGTATCAGCTTCCCAGTTTTTATCCATTTTACTTCTCCTCTTACTCTATTATACACAATCACTCAAAACAAAAAACTAGCTGCTCTGCTGCCAGTAGCATCAATGTAAGCATATAGCAAAGCATCTGCTTTATCCGGTGAATGTCCTAATCTTGACTTAATCTGCTTCTTGCTTTCTACTTGTATTATTCTCTCGCTAGCATTCTGCATATACTTGATCATACCTAACTCATTCAGCAAATCAGGATCATCAGGTATCTTAACAATTCTGTCTTCCAACAAATCTCGAAACTCCCAATGCATCTGTGCTCGTAAGTTCTTATACTTGCTTGGATCACGAGAAGCAGCACCTCCTACAATGCCTATGACATTATAACCTAATTCCTCAAGTCTGTTAAATGGCCCTTGTCCTACACCTATAGAGTCAATCCTAACCGCAATTCTCGACTTCCAATAAACATATTCTAGCTTATGTGATCCTTCAGGTATGCCTTTTTCTCTCAAATAAGCTATTATCCTATCTATTTCAGCATCAACCTCCATAGCTACAGATGCTACAGTGTCCATTGTATTTTTCATATCCATAGCTAATACAATATCACTAGCCATGCCTCTTCTTCTGACTATCACAGTATTGTCGTCGCCTTCAGCAGCCACATCAACACCATATGCAACGTCAAGCGGATCAGGTAAAATGATAGTGTCTCTAACCGATTCTAACAGCCAAGGATTAGGAAAGATAGCATTGAATGCAGATAAGTTTTCCCAATCACCTTCTATGTATTTGTCTACCCATTCACTTGGTAAATCTCGCCTTAAGTCTGATTCATAGTTAGGTCCCAGATGTTCTTGGTTGTCTTTTATGGTTGCTTTGATAAACTCATGCTCTGGTAATGTCTTATCAATCCATTCAGCTTTGACCCATCCTGGTTCTGGATTTGCTGATGCTCTGATTGCCTTTGGTGGTTTCTCTGTTTTGCTTGTCTCGCCGTTAACAGCCCATACACGGCCAATACGTATCTTCAGTAGGTTGAAGTACCTTATTGGTACTTCTGTTATCTCATCAATATAGGCTCTGGATATCTCTAAAGACTTCAAGTTGGCTAAAGTGTCTTCACCACCTACACTAGCAGAAGGTTTTATGCCACCATATGAAATCTCACTATCATTCTGTAAAGTGATGATTTGACGTTTCCTATTGTGGTGTTTCACCAAACCTGGAATGTCCAAAACCCATTCCTTCAGTGTCTTATAAGTAGTATCCATGAAGGTAGTATTTTCCCAGCGAAAGATAGCTACACGGTTCTTATGCCACTTGAGACAATGCCACAGAGCATCATTTACTAGAAAAACCGAATTGTGAACAAAGATACCATTAGCTATGAAGTTATGGTTATCCTCGACTTCTAAATCCCACATCTCTACATCTGTTTTCAAGTCAGTAATGTTTTTTACTTGGTCCCAATGAATATCAGAAAAAGCAACATCAGACAGACAAGCAAACTCACTGTGTTTAGAAACTGCTTCCTGCAAATGAAAACGACTAGCATTTTCCTGCTTCATATACCGAAGATTTCTCTTAATGTTGTTGCTTCTTGTTCCTTTTGAGCTTCTCATATTATCAAGCAAATGGCGGAATGTCTCTTTTGGAACAACATCATAACCATGTGCTCTTGTCTTATCTGAGGACTTAACGAGATCAAAAGCTTCTTGTAGTTTATCCTCTTTACCCACAATACCAATTAGATTCTTGAAGCTGATAATGTCTTGCCAACGTCCTATATCTACTGTATAAGCAATACCATAAGTAGAAGTTGTTTTCTTTCTTTGTAAATTAGCTACAATACCAAACCTAAGTAACAACTGTTTGACATCTAACACTAATCGTTTACTGACACTACAAAAACCTATCCTTGCTCGCCTGGTTTTCTTACCTATATCTACCCAACCATCTGTAGCATAAAGCCTGTTCAAGAGCATAGCTGTTTGTGGAAGATTCAGATTTTTGATTCTTTCTGGAATGAACTTGTCATAACTAAGTTTATCAAAGAGTCCTTCCTTAATAATTCTGTCTTTCAGAATGTTATTGTTCCCCCTATTTCCTTTGATTCTTGCTACAATGAAGCTTCCTTTTTGTCCTTCATTCAATGACAAGAAATTAGGAAGTATTTTCCTAACATCTGCTACTTGCTTAGGATTGAAGCAAGTAAACCTAACCGATGATCCTCTTAAACAACCATCCCCAAGCAGGTAACCTACCATACAAACATACCAATCCTCTTCCTCTGTAGGTTTATTAGGCTCAAAAGTCTTTCGACAACAAGCTACAAAGTCACCCTGTTGTATCTCATTTATCTTCTTCCACCCATTAGTTGTAAGCAGTGGGTGTGTGCTGCTGCAAACAATCTCATTGCCTGTCTTGGTAGTAACTCTAAATGCTGGTTCCATGCCAACAGATACTAATCTTATAACCTTTTTTAACTCACATTTACCTTGAGTAGATAAAGACCAAACAGAATCCTCTTGAGTACAACTATCAATCGGCTTCCATCCAGACAGTGTAAGAACAGAAGTTCCCTTAGCTAGGCTTTTCCCACCTCCGACAGCCCCGCCGTATAAGAGATATAAAGCTTTAGAATGGTGTGCTCTTAATTGCTTCTCACTTGGTTTGTATTTTAACTCTATGTTGTTACTCAATTGTTTTATGTATTAACCTCCTTATT